ACTTTAACAAATGATTAGAAGTTACTTCTAAGCTAATGTTACAAAAGTTTTCAAATTTTGATATAACGGATCTGACTGCTTATAAGATTCTTCCTATAAACAAGTCTAGTCCGCTTGGGTCAAAAAGTTATAGACATTTGATATCTTCTTACACCCTTATGAAAAGACATCATATCTTTCCTAAGGTGTTGGAATACTTAAATGCTACTTGTTCTACGAATTTGCTGATCTTATTTAAGAACTTGGATTATCTTATAACTAAGTATAATCTTCGCTCGATAGGATCGCGTAACGACTATTTGGGTGCTCTTTCTTTTAAGGAAGAAGCGGCCGGAAAGCTAAGGATCTTTGCGATGGTTGATATAATAACTCAATCACTGCTAGAGCCCTTACATTCAAGACTGTTTTCACTTTTTAAGAAGCTTCCCAATGACTGTACACATGATCAGAACAAAGGGTTCCGCCTTGCTCAAGATTTATCTCTTAAGTATGGTTGTTCCTATGGTTTTGATCTGTCTGCAGCCACGGATAGATTGCCGGTTTCTTCCCAAGCTGCTATATTGAACTCATTATATGGGTCTAATATAGGAGGCCTATGAAGAAGTATCCTGTCGGAAAGGGAATTTATTGTCAGAAACAATAAATACTCTATTCCAGAAGGTCCAGTGATCTATTCGGTAGGTCAGCCACAGGGGGCTCTGTCCTCGTGGGCTATGCTTAATCTAGTTCATCATATGATGATCCAGTTTATTGCTGCCCATTTGGATAAAACCCGCTTTGGTTCCTGGTATCAGGATTACGTGGTCCTGGGGGATGATTTGGTTCTATTTGATAAGGAAGTGGCTGATCAGTACTTACTACTGTGTAAACAGTTGGGAGTATCTATCAACCTTTCCAAGTCAGTTATTGCCGAGTCAAAACCCGTAGTTGAGTTTGCTAAGCGAACGTCTTTAAACGGAGTAGATGTCTCACCTTTACCATTTAAGGAAATATTATCTAATAATTCCTTCTTTGGTCGGTTGAGTATCTCTACTCGTTTAATACGTAACAACTGGGGAAAAGATCTCTACAAGTTACTAGTTCTGTCGAATAAACGACATAGATCTAGTAAGGAGGAGTTGATCTATCCTATGGTTGGTTTTCTTACTCAATTATATCAAAATAAGATCATCCCGCTTTCAAACATTCTGTCTCTAATTACTAATAGGGATAAG